CGGCATCCAGACCTACCGCGACCCCGGCTGGGACCGCCGCGAGGCCAAATACGCGCCGCGCGAGCCCGACCTGTTCAGCCAGCCCGCGCAAAACCCCGAGAAACCCGACGATCCCCAGCGCCAGCCGGTCACCGACAGCCATAAAAAACGGAGTGATACCCAGCCCGACGCCGCGCCTGCACCCAAGGCCGCGCGCCCCTTCAGCCGAGATTGGTAAACCCCTTGCACGCCACCCCCATGCCCAAGCCGCCCGCCGCCAAGCCGCCAGCCCTGCAAGACCTGATCGCCGCCGAGCCCGACCTGGTCGACCGCATCTTCGACTACCTGCTGGCCGAATTCCCGCAGATCGCCGGCCTGCCACCCGACAAGATCGCCACCACCAAGGCCGCCGTTCGGGCAGAATTCAAAGGCGAAGAATGCTACATCGCCGGCCGCCCGGCCAGCGCCCGCCAGGAAATGGTTTCCAACGTTCTGGCCCTGTTCAATGGGCGCAATGCGGCAGAGGTTGCACGACGCCTGCAGATCAGCCGCCGAACCGTTTACCGCATCATCAAGCAACCCGGCGGGGTGAAGAAAGTGCCAACTTTCCGGGATTTGGCACAGTAGCAGGGATACCGTGAGCGCCTACCCACGGCACCACAGACGCACCCCCATGGCCCACACCCAGGCAGACCTCGACGCCATCAAGGCGGCCATCGCATCCGGCGAGCAATCCGTAGAGGTCGGCGGGCGCAAGGTCGTCTACCGCAGCGTCGATGAGCTGCGCAAGGCTCGCGACGACATCGCCGCCGAGCTGGGCGCCGCCGGCACCACCACCAGCAGCGTGCGCCGCGGCAGCTTTGCCGTGCGCTTCAGCACCGCTCGCGGCGACTGACAAACCCATGGCCAACCTCGCCACCACCCTGATCGACCGCTTCATCGGCGCCATCAACCCAGATGCCGGCCTGCGCCGCGTGCGCGCCCGTGCCCTGCTGGCCCGCGCCTACGAAGGCGCCAGCCAGAAAGACGGATGGCGCCCTCGCCGCGCCGGTGCATCGGCCAACACCGACCACCTCGCCGACGGCGCCATCCTGCGCACCCGTGCCCGCGCCCTGGTGCAAAACGTGCCCTACATCGCCCGCGGCCTCGAATCGCTGGTTTCCAACACCATCGGCACCGGCATCACCCCGCGCAGCCTGGCCGCCGCCGGCAACCAGATCGACGCCCTCTGGTCCGAATGGGCCAAAGTCGCCGATGCCGATGGCAAATCCGACCTCTACGGCCTGCAGGCCATGGCCTACCGGGCCATGGAGCAAGACGGCGAGGTGCTGATTCGCCTGCGCGCCCGCCGTGTGGAAGACGGCCTGCCCGTGCCCCTGCAGATCCAGGTGCTCGAAATCGACTGGCTCGACAGCGCCAAGATGGGCAGCAACGGCCCCAACACCATCATGAACGGCGTCGAGTACGACGTGCTCGGCAAAATCGTTGCCTACTGGCTGTGGGACCAACACCCAGGCGAGCTGGTCTCCGGCCGCCGCGCCAAGGCCGCCAGCTACCCCGTGCCGGCCGAGCGCGTCATCCACCTGTTCAACCCCCAGCGCCCAGGGCAGGGCCGGGGATTCACCCGCCTGGCCCCGGTCATCGCCCGCGTGCGCGATGTGCAGCTGTATGAAGATGCCGAGCTGCAGCGCAAGAACCTGGAAACCCGCCTCAGCGTGCTCGCCAGCGGCGACGCCAGCACCCTGAGCATGAGCGAAAGCGCCGACCAGGCCACCGTCAAACAAACCGGCGAGCTGGGCACCCTGGCCAGCGGCGGCATCACCCAGGTGCCCACCGGCGTCAGCCTCACCGTCGTCGAGCCCAAGGCCGCTGGCGGGTATGTGGACTACGTCAAATACCAACTGCACCTGATCGCCGCCGGCATGGGCATCACCTACGAAATGATGACCGGCGACGTGCGCGAGGTCAACTTCAGCAGCGCCCGCGTCAGCATGCTCGAATTCCGGCGCAACGCCGAATCCGTGCAGTGGCTCACCCTGATCCCCCGCCTGTGCGAACCCATCTGGAACGCATTTGTCGACGCCGCAGCCATGGCCGGCAAGATGCGCGCCGCCGATCGCGCCGTCGACTGGGCCACCCCCAAGTGGGACTACGTCAACCCCGAGCAAGACGTCAAGGCCGACCTGGCCGAGATCAGCGGCGGCCTCACCACCATCAGCGAGAAACTGCGCAAGCGCGGCTACAAACCTGAGCTCGTGTTCCAGGAGCTGAAGTCCGACTTCGACCGCCTGCGCGCCGACGGCACGCTCGACATCATGCTGCAGATCCAGACCGGCCAGGCCCCACCCGCATCAACACCCTGACGCTCTGAAAACAGCACCCAACAGGCCCGCCTTGCGCGGGCTTTTTCACGTCTGCACAAATCGTCTCACTTTTCCGGGAAATGAGACAGGCAAAGGCGAATCATCCGCCCCATGCCTGAAGCCCAGCAGACCCGTTTTCTCCCCACGCAGCAGCGCGCCGCCACGGTGGCGCCGTCCACCTTCAACGCCGAAGCGCGCACCGTCGAAGTCGTCTGGACCACCGGAGCCCGTGGCCGCCGATTCGACTTCTGGAGCGGTCAGGTCTACGAGGAAGAGCTGGTCGTCAGCACCGACGCCGTGGATCTCTCCCGCCTCAACAACGGCCAGGCCCCCGTGCTCAACACCCACGCCGCCTACGACCTGTCCAGCCAGATCGGTGTGGTCGATCGCGCCTGGATCGACGGCGCCGAAGGCCGCGCCACCGTGCGCCTGTCCGATCGTGACGACATCGCCGGCCTGGTGCGTGACATCGAGAGCGGCATCGTCAAGAACATCAGCGTGGGCTACAACGTCCGCAAATACGAAATCATCAGCGCCGCCAACCGCACCGACGGCGGCACCTTGCCGCTGTACCGCGCCGTCGACTGGATGCCCGCCGAAATCAGTTTCGTCCCCGTTCCGTTCGACGCCGACACCGGCACCCGCGCAGCAAGCGAGGCCAACCGAGGCGTCGATTGCGAATACATCACCGCAGCCGGCGCCTTGGCAGCGCCGGCCGCTCCCATCCCGCCCACGGTGGGCATCACCGCCGCAACCCTCCCTCCTGAAGGAACCCGCACCATGGAAGACAACCTCGCCGCAGGCGGCGCCCCCACGCCGGCCCCCGCACCCGTCATCACTCCGGCGCCCGCGCCGGCCCCCGTCGCCGACACCCGCGCCGCCGACATCGCCGACCTGTGCGCCCGCCACGGCGTGCCGCAGCTGGCCGCCGGCATGATCCGCGCCGGCACCAGCACCGCCGATGCCGGCCTGCAAGTCCTGGCCGAGCTGGCCCGCCGTGATGCCGCCTCCGGTGGCCACCGCAACGTCGGCCGCATCGAGACCGTCCAGGACGAAATGCAAGTCCGCCTGGCCGGCATCGAGCAGGCCATCCTGCACCGCGTCAGCGTCGGCACCCAGCTCGACGACAACGGCCGGCGCTTCCGTGGCCTGAGCCTGATCGAAATGGGCCGCGACTTCCTCGAAGCCCATGGCCAGAACACGCGCGGCCTTGACCGCATGACCCTGGCCAGCCGCATGCTGCACTTCCGCTCGGGCGGCCCCATGGGCACCAGCGACTTCTCCAGCCTGTTCGCCAACGTCGCCAACAAGCGCCTGCGCCAGGCCTATGACGAAAACGCCGGCACCTACGCCCTGTGGGCGCGCCGCGCGCCCAACGCGCCCGACTTCAAATCCATGAGCATCGTGCAGCTGGCCGGCGCCCCTGATCTGCTGCAGACCAACGAAGCCGGCGAATTCAAGTACGGCGCCATGACCGACGGCGCCGAGTCCTACGCCGTGCTGACGTATGGCCGCATCGTCTCGCTCACCCGCCAGGCCATCGTCAACGACGACCTGCGCGCCTTCGAGCGCCTGGTCACCGCCTTCGGCTTCGCCGCCCGCCGCCTGGAAAACCGCACCGTCTACAGCCAGCTCACCGCCAACGCCGCCCTGGCCGACGGCGGCCTGCTGTTCAACGCCACGGCCCTCACCACGGCCGGCGGCCATGCCAACTACGTCGCCAGCGGCGCCGGCCTGGCCATCGGCACCCTCACCACCGGGCGCACCGCCATGCGCCTGCAAAAAGGCCTGCAGGCCGAAGAGCTGAACCTGGCGCCGTCCTACCTCATCGTGCCCGCCGCGCTGGAGCAAACGGCCTACAACCTCACCAGCGCCAACTACGTGCCCTCCACCAAGGCCGAGATCAACGAATTCCGCGCCGGTGGCCGTACCGCCCTGACGCCCATCGTCGAGCCCGTGCTGGACGCCAACAGCTCCACCGCCTGGTATCTGGCCGCCTCCAGCGCCCAGGTCGACACCGTCGAGTATTGCTACCTCGACGGCGCCGAAGGCCCGGTGATCGAGTCCGAGGTCGGCTTCGAGACCGATGGCGTCTCCTACAAGTGCCGCCTCGACTTCGCCGCCAAGGCCGTGGACTTCCGCGGCCTGTACAAGGCCATCGGCTGATAGCCACCCCCGGCGTCGCAAGGCGCCGGGCCCGCACCCCTCACCACCCGGAGCTCAGCACCATGAAGACCTACATCAAAGAGGGCGCAACCCTCACCCTCACCCCGGCGGCCGATGTGGCTGTCGGCATCGGCTACCTGTTCGGTGCCGGCCTGTTCGGCGTCGCAATCAACAGCGTGGCCAACGGTGCCGCCGGTGAATTCATCACCGAAGGCGTCGTCACCATCGGCAAGACCAGCGCGCTGGCCATCAGCGTGGGCGACCGCCTCTTCTGGGACGCCACCAACAAAGTCGTCAACAAAACCACCACCGCGCAGCAGTGCGTCGGCGTGGCGGTGACGGCGGCCGGCAACCCCTCGGCCACGGTCGAGATGAAGATCGGCCAATACCTGCCGGTCGCGACCTGATCCATCGCTGACGCAGCACGCCGCCGGCCCGCACCATGTCACAGTCCTTCGCCGCACTGGAAAACCGCCTCAACACGGCGGCCATCCGGCATGTCTCCAATGCCAGCGCCAGCGCCATCAACGCGCACGGCGTGCTGTTCGAGTTCGACGCGGTGTTCGACAACGGCTACGCCAGCGCGCTCGGCGGCCTGGTGGGCGACACCGCCCCCACGCTGCAATGCCTGGCCATCGACGTGGCCGATGTGGACTGGGGCGGCGCCATCACGGTCAACGGCGTGGGCTACACGGTTTCCAAGCCGGCGCCCGACAGCACCGGCTGGATTGTGCTGCAGCTGCGCGAAGCCTGACCCGAGGAGACACCCGAGCCATGGCCACCACCGCCCACATCACCCAGCAAATCCTCGACGCCCTGGCCGCCACCCTCGTGGCCGCCAGCACCGCCGCGGGCGCCAGCGTGTACGTGGACCACCCCGACGAGCTCACAGCCGCCATGCTGCCCGCCATCGTCATCACCGCCGGCCCCGAGCAGATCGAGGCCATGGGCATGGGCTTCCCCTTTGCGCAAGACCGCCGCATGGCCGTTGACATCATCAGCGTCTGCACTGGCAGCGGCGCCGCCGCCGCCAGCCGCGCGCTGGCCGCTCAGGTGGAGGCCGCGCTGTACGCCAGCGAGTCCACCGCCCGCCTGGGCGGCCTGGCCAAATCGCCGCTGCTGCTGCAAAGCGCCGACCCCACCGTCAGCGGGCAGGCCAGCCAGCTGATCGCCGAAGTCCGCCAGGGCTGGCAAGTGCTTTACCAGACCGCATCCGGCGCCCCCACCGTCGCCACCTGAACCCCCACGCAACCCACCCGCCACT